CGTAGCAATGGAAGTTTCTCCAGCGAACTTCATTGATGTAAACACAGAAGCTTTATTAGCTACTGCCTTTGCAGATGGAACTCCAACTGATGCGACGATAGTTACTACTTAATTCTTTTCTTCCTATCATACATTAAGGGCACTTTTCGGAGTGCCTTTTTTGTTTAGATACTAATCATTATATTTGTTTAGAATAATGGCTTTTTTGTTTAATAGCACATCGTAGGTTTTTAATGTTAGTATATATGAGAAGAGTAGAAAGTTTATTAGAACGGCTTAAAATGTGTATTTGGGCGTTTGTATTATTCGTTTTTTATTAGTATGGAAACACGAAACAAAAACAAAAAACTACTTTTTTAGTTACTATAGTAGAATGATAATATTATCTACAAGCGGAGTCCAACAGACGTTTAGTTTCATACCAAGAAGCGACACTTATAATACGATGTATTTAACGGACGAACAACTAAATACTACAATCGAAGTAACTATAGATGCAAGTAATATTGGAGGCTATTATCACACTTTGTCTGCGGTGTTTGCTTTAGTTGAAAATCACTTTTATAGACTTGAACTAAAAAACGGAACTGAAGTAGTAATGAAAGACAGAATCTTTTGTACTGACCAACCAGTAGCTACTTATTCAGTAAACAATGGACAGTATGTTAGCAAGGTTTCAAATAATGAATTTATAATTTATGAGTAAGGATATACACATTTTAGAATTAAGTGCTTATGAGCAGCCAATTATCAAAGAATCCAAAAGAGAGGGTTTCGTGGAATTTGGAGAGGATAATAATTACTATCAATTTCTCATAGACTCCTATAATAATTCTACGACACAGAACGCTATTGTAAACAACGTTAGCAGATTAGTATACGGAAAGGGTTTAAGTGCCTCTAACGGCTCTAAAAAGCCAAATGAGTACGCTGCAATGATGGCTATGTTTCCAAAAGAATCAGTAAGGCAGTTAGTAGCTGACTTAAAACTATTGGGACAGTGTGCAATGCAGGTCATATACACGAAAGACAGAAAGAAGATAGCACAGGTTCATCATATACCAGTACAATTACTTCGAGCAGAAAAATGTAATGAAGATGGAAAAATAGAAGCTTACTACTATTCAGACGATTGGACAGATATTAAGAAATATACTCCTAAAAGAATACCTGCTTTTGGATGTTCAAAAGAAGACATCGAAATCTATTTTGTAAAGCCTTATTCTGTCGGTTTAAAATACTATGCGCTTCCAGATTATATCGGTTGTTTGCCTTATTGCACTTTAGAGGAGTCGATTAGTGAGTACTTAATTAACGAAGTAAACAACGGCTTCTCAAGTCGGAGTGTAATAAATTTCAATAACGGACAACCAAGCGATGAGCAGCAACAGATGATCAAAGCAAAAGTATTAAGTCAACTTACAGGAACAACAGGAGAAAAGGTTATTGTTAGTTTCAATTCAAATGCAGAGAGCAAAACGACAGTAGATGCGATGCCTGTAAATGATGCGCCAGACTTGTATTCTACTCTTGCTGAAGAGTGTTTAAGGAAAATAATGTTAGGAAATAATATAACGAGTCCTTTATTATTCGGTATAGCTTCTTCTAACGGCTTTAGCAGTAATTCCGATGAGTTAAAAGACTCGTTTATTTTGTTTGACAATTTAGTAATTAGACCGATGCAGGAATTGTTAATAGATGCCTTTGATAATTTACTTGCATACAATGACATTACTTTAAACTTATACTTCAAAACTTTAAAGCCTTTAGAGTTTACAGACTTAAGTGGGTTAGAAGATGAAGAACAGATAGAAGAAGAAACAGGATTAGAGTTAAGTGGAGACTATGTAGGCAAGGAGTTAATAGAACTTGGCGAAATGCCTAATGCCGATTGGTTGCTTTTAGATGAATTTGAAGTAGACTACGATACGGACGAAGAAGAAAACTTACATTTATCAAGCGACATAAAAACGGAGTTAAGCTTTAAGGATAAGTTAGTACAACTTGTATCAAGCGGAATGGCTTTTCCTAACGCTAAAAGTTCACAAGATGAGATTATAGATGGGGTTAAATTTATGACTCGTTACATTTATGCAGGAGGTATGAATGGAGGCAAGTCAAATAAAGTACGTCCTTTCTGTGAAAATATGGTAAAAGCTAAAAAGATTTATCGTAAAGAAGATATCGTAAGAATGGAACAGGTAGCAGTTAATAAAGGATGGGGGCCGAAAGGAACAGATTTCTATTCCGTTTGGCTTTGGAAAGGCGGAGGCAACTGTTATCATCGCTTTAATAAACAGATTTATGTATCATTTGCAGGAACAGGAATAGATGTTAGAAGTCCTTTAGCAGCAAAAATAGCAGGTGCTAAAGCTGCGAAGTATGGCTATGTAATAAAGAACGATTCAAAAGTTTCTCAAAGACCTATAGATATGCCGAATCAAGGATTTTTACCAAGTAATAAAAAATAGATAAGATATGGCTACTGCATTATTAGTAACAAGAGACGACGTAGTAAGATACACGAATGTTAATGGTTCGGTGGATGTCGATAAATTCATTCAGTTCGTGCTTATCGCACAGGACATACATATTCAAGCTATGTTAGGAACTAAACTACTTCAAAAGATTCAAGCGGATATAATCGCAGGTACTTTAATAGACCCTTATTTATCACTTCTAACGACTTACATTAAGCCTTGTTTAATACATTTCGCAATGGTCGAATATATGCCTTTTGCAGCCTATACGATAGCGAACAAAGGGGTATATAAACACGGAGCAGAAAATAGTGAAACAGTAAGCAAAGAAGAAGTAGACTATATGGTAGAGAAACAAAGACAAACGGCTATGCACTACAAGGAAAGATTCGTGGCTTACATTTGTAATAATAGTTCGTTGTTTCCAGAGTACAGTACAAACACGGGGGCGGATATGAATGCAGACACGGACACAAATTTCACGGGATGGGTTTTATGAAGAAATATAGCATTAAAGAAATAAACGTTAAGCGTTTAAAACAATATTTAAAAAAGATAGAAAATGGCGGAAATCAAGATAAGCGACCTCACGGCAAAGAACGCTAACTTATCAAATACTGACGAGTTTGCTATTGCCGAAAGCGATGGCGCAGGGGGTTTTGTTTCGAAGAAGATTACAGGGCAAGAGATTGCAGCTATAGCAGGCAATAACTTATACTTGATAGATGGAACTTTAAGAAGTGACAGGACTGTAGATTTAAACGGTTTTTACTTGACTTTTCAGAATAGTAGTGCCGATGTATTAAAGATAAGCGCAGCAGATGTGATAAGCTTTAATAATGCATATTCTTTTCCTACGGCAGATGGCGCAAGTGGTCAAACTCTTAAAACGGATGGAGCAGGAGCGTTAAGCTTTGGAACTGCGAGTATTGGAAACTATGCACAAACTGTAGTAAGTGCTACTGTATCTGGAACAACAGAAACAAGTATAGTGGGCACAGGAGTTGGAAGCTTAAGCATTCCTGCTGGTGCTTTTGTTGTAGGCGATTCCTTTCACGCTAAAATCGGAGGCGTTATAGATGGATCAGTTAACAACGATGAAATCATAGTAAGGATAAAAGCAGGTGCAACACTTTTAGCGAGTACAGGAAGTTTTATTTTAGACAACACTACTAACAACGGGTGGGAGTGTGAACTTGATTTCACTATAGCAGCGATTGGAGCAGTAGGAAGTATCTGTACAAATGGAAATTTTGCTTATACTAAAGTTACTGACAAAAAAGTACAGGGGTATGTCTTCCAAGATGTGCAACCGATAGACACAACAGTAAGCAACACTTTGGATATTACAGTAGAATTTGATAACACAAACACGGATATTTATAGTGCTAATTTTGTATTATATAAAACTTATTAATTATGGGTAACACAATTGACTGGGGACAGGCAGCAGTAAATAATACAATAGGCTTCGGAGATGGCGCAGAAAATAATACTATTGGATGGGGCGATATTCAAGCAGATTCTTGGAGTCCAGAAACGAACTTAACGGGAACAGGTAGTACTCCTGCTTGGTCAAATACTTTAAGCACAACCTTTGGCGGATTAGATGATTATGTAGATTGTGGGGATAATAATAATTTAAGTTTTGGTGATGGTGTTAGTGATTCGCCTTTTTCAATTTCTGCTTGGATTAAAATGACTGATGAAATAAGATTTAAAATTGTGTCTAAAAAAGGGGCTAATCAAGAGTACCAATTTGTTACTACAGGTGGTGGTGGTTTAGCATTATATTTATATGACAATAGTACAGGCGCAAGAATATCGAGATATGGGGCATCTTTGTCTGCACATAGAAACACTTGGATACACGTTTGTGCTACCTATGACGGCAGTAGTTCAAGCACAGGAATTAAGTGCTATGTAAATGGTGTACAAAATGACGTATGGGCATCTAATAGTGGTACATATACAGCTATGGAAAATACAGTTCAATCCGTTGAAATAGGAAGGGAAGGTTCATATTATGCAGAAGGCAACATTGACGAAGTATCACTATTTGATTCTGAACTTTCTGCAAGTGACGTAACAAGTATTTATAATCTCGGAGTGCCTAACGATATTAGTGCAATGAGTGGTTTGGTTTCATATTGGAGAATGGGCGATAATGACGTATCTCCGATAATCAAAGATGTCGTAGGTGGAAACAATGGAAATATGCGAAATATGAGTGCAGCTAATTTTGTAACTGATGTACCTACATAAAAACGAATAAATAAAAAATAAAAGATATGAGTCACTTACCAAACGTTTACGCAATAATAGCAATAGATGCAGCAGCAGCCGTAGACTATTCACAGATTGGAGAAACAAGCATAGACACAATTAGAATGAATTTAGCATTAACAGAATTTGTTATTAAGTGGTTTGATGAACACGAGCCTACATTTATAGCAGATGGAACTATAGTGCCTTTACAAACGCTTACACACCAAGAAGCTTTAACTCTTATGGCTACGCCAGAATGGAGTGAGCCAATACCAGAATAATGCATACAAATATATTAGCAGTTCTTTATTTTATAGCAGGATATTTCGCAGCGTTCTGTATGATATTCACTTCTACAGAAATACACGTAAGAGCCGTTGGATGCTATCTTGTAATTTATTTATCTTATATGTTAATCGAACAACTTGAACTATGAAAAATCAGTTATATATACTAACGACTAAACTACAAACTTACTCAATGAAATTAATAGCTATAGTATCGGCATTCTTTATGCCTATTTGTGGAATCTTAATACTGATTTTTGGTGCAGTAATATTAGATACAATCACAGGAATCTGGAAAGCCAAAAAAACGAAGCAACCTGTAACCAGTAGAAAACTTTCTTCAATAGTAAGTAAGATACTATTATATGAATCAACAGTAATGTTATTCTATGCAATGGATAAATTTCTGTTAAATGATATTGTTATTTCGTTTTTTAGTATCGAACTTCTAACTACAAAAGTCTTGGCTTTAGTTCTTGTTTCTGTAGAAATAATTTCTATTAACGAAAACTATAAAGCCGTAAAAGGTTTGGACTTATGGGCTTCATTAAAGAATTTATTTGCAAGAGCAAAAGAAGTTACTAAATCATTTAAAGAAATAAAAAAAAATGAAGATTTGTAAATGTTGCAGGCAACCGATAAAACTTAATTCAAAATTCCTTTGGATATTCGACAACGGACACGGAGGCATTATAGATGGAGTATATCAAACGGCAGGAAAGCGTTCGCCTATCTGGAATGATGGAACTCAATTATTTGAGGGCGAATTTAATAGAAGCATAGTAGATAGACTAATGAGACTTTGCGAAGATGCAAAGATTGACTGCGTTAATTTAGTAGAGTCCGAGAAAGATGTTTCATTAAGCGATAGAACTTCACAGGCAAATGAAATCTACAGGAACACGGATAAGCCTTGTATTTATGTTTCTATTCACGCAAATGGCTTTAGTGAAGAATCGGCTAACGGATGGGAAGTTTATACCAGCTACGGAGAAACTAAAAGCGATGAGATAGCAGAAGTGTTATTTAATAAAGCACAAGCAGAATTTCCTACTCACACAATGCGAAAAGATACAAGAGACGGAGACGCAGACAAAGAGGCTAATTTCTATGTACTTAAGAATACTGCTATGAGTGCGATACTTTCTGAGAACTTCTTTATGACGAATGAAGCAGAATGTAGGCTTTTGATGAGTGAGGATGGAAGAGATAGGATAGCGAAGATACATTTTGAAATGATTAAGGAATTAGAGAAATGAAAGTAATATATATAATTTGCGTTCTAACGCTCTTTTCTTGCTCGGCGAAGTATCACTATAGCAAAGCACTTAAAAAGGGCTTACAAGTCATTAAAACAAGCGACACGATAAGAATTACTACTATAGATTCCGTGCCTGTAATAAAACACGATACAATAGTATACGAACACTTTTATACTTCTAAAGATACTGTGATAATGTATGAGAATGTATTTGTGCCTCAAACAAGGTTAGAAACACGAATAGAATATAAGCTACAAAGAGACACTTTAAGAATGATTACAAGAGTAGAAGTACAGAAAGCAAAAGCTGAAGTCAAAGCCAATAAAAGACCTAACTGGTGGCTTATGTTAATTTGCGTTTGTGTTTTTATAGGGGTTGTGTATATAGCAGGGCGTTTAATTAACAAAGTTTTATGATAAAGAGGCACGGAAAGAATGTCCACGAAATATTGATAGAGGGAAAGGAAGCGAAAATAGCTATGCTTTCCGATATCCATTGGGACAATCCAAAGTGCGACAGAGTTCTATTAAAGAAGCATTTAGATTTTTGTAAAAAAGAAAACATTCCTGTTATGATTAACGGAGATTTATTCTGCTTGATGCAAGGAAGAGGCGACAACAGGCGTAATAAATCGGATATACTTCCAGAACACAACAACGCAAGATATTTAGATTCAGTAGTAGAAACGGCAGTAGAATGGTTTACGCCTTATGCAGATATCCTTACTGTGATAGGCTACGGAAACCACGAAACTGGAATAATCAAATATCAAGAGACAGACATCTTACAAAGATTCGTAGACTTACTTAATTTGAAGTGTCATTCAAAAGTGCATACAGGGGGTTATGGTGGCTGGCTTATCTTAAAACTAAAAGAACATACAAAGCTTGTAACAGTTAAAATAAAATATTTTCACGGAAGCGGAGGCGGAGGCGTAGTTACAAAGGGGGCATTAAACTTAACGAGAGGACTGGAAATAATGGAGGGCGCAGATGTGTTTGCTATGGGACACATCCACGAAAACGCTGCAAGGAATGATGTAAGAGACTGCTTAACGCATAATGGACATAAAGGATACTACGTTAAACATAAAGCTATACACTTAATGATTACAGGCTGCTACAAAGAAGAGTACGGCGATGGCTCGAAAGGCTGGCACGTTGAAAGAGGCGCACCAATTAAACCTATTGGAGGACGTATGCTTACTATAAAAACGGAGCGAAGTCGTAAAAATGGAGTCGATGAAGTAGTTAAAAACATAGATTCGTACAGAATATTCTAAAAAACTTTCATTTATAACTTATTGATTTACAAGTAAATACAAATTATTTGTAACTTTCTTTGTTAATAACTTGTATAAATTGTTGATTAACTCAATATTATATGTATATTTGTGTATACAATTATTCACTAACACTTAAAAAAATGGAATTTAATAAAGAAGTAAACGAGTTAATATTAAAAGGTGGTAAAATGGTTCACAATGAAACGTACACAAGCACAACGTATTTAATGAGAATGCCTAAAGGAAGCTATATTCAAGATTACCGAGATGGACAAGAAAATAATTATTTTGAATTTGTTGTTATAGGCGATTTGTCAAATAACGGAATTTTAGTAGTAGAATCTTACCATAACAATACATTGAGAGGTGCTAAGAAAATAATGAATGAAAGCCACTTAGAAAAATGTGCGAGAATTTGGAGAAAAGAAAATAAATAACAACAGGCGCAGAAATGCGCCTTTTTTAATACACTTAAAAAAATGAATAGACGAGAAAAAATAGAATGCCTTTTAGAGATTCAAGAAGCAGTTGAATACTTTGAACGTAAAATAGAATTTAGGCAGGAGAGTATAGATGGCTTTGCAGGACACTTTAAAGACATACGAGACAAATACACGAATAACATAGACACATACGAAATGTGTATAGATAGATTAAACGAGAGATTCAGCAAACAATTATTTGCAATTCGCAAATCACAAACTAAAAACAAATAGATTATGGAAGAGAAAGAAACAAAAAGAATGCACGACATTAATACGTTTATGTCTACAAAAGACAACGAGACGTATCTTGTAGGAAAAGACGAATACGGAAAAGACTTTACAATGATTTTCGATACGATTGAGTTGTTAGAATGGCTTGATGTAAAGTATATGAAGAACCAGAGTAAGAAATACATTAACAACTTAAATAAATAGATTATGAAAAAAGAAGAAAGAAGAGAAGCTAAAAAAGAGTTACTATTGGGGTTCGTGTTTATGACAGTAGTATTTATGTTTTATTATATAGGAGTAAATGTATTATGAATTACGAAATAGAAATAGATAGTAAAGACGATGAGTTAGTAGTTTTCTATATTGAGGATACGCCTTACGAAGTAGAAATAGATACGGAGATAGGCACGGAGACTTATCCAGTAAGCTTTAACTCTTTTAGTGATAAGATCACTTACGCAGAAGCAGACACAATTTACTACAGGGTTAAAGAAGAAACTTTATATTGTGATGGAGTTTGCTATTATGACCCTTCAGATTTATGTAAACAACTTGAACAAATTTTAAACAATGGATAGATTTAGAGTAGACTGGTGGGACAATTTCAACGATGAATTGTACTGCAATTATTTAATACGAAAAAACGAATATATGAACACTTACAAAATTACATACAGATACTATAAAGGAGTTAACACGGATGCAGAAATGTGTCAAGCTATTAAATACATTCAAGCTGAAGACAGGCAAGAAGCTATAAAGCTTTTTGATATGTGGGAAAAGCTAATTATAAGCATTGAGAAAGTATGAAGATATTCGAATACATTTACACACTTTTAATAACTTGGATTTATGGAAGACTTGATTGAAAAAGTAGAAGAAAAAATTAAAGAGGATGCCTTAAATAGTAAAACAAGGAGTAGAACAGTTGTTTACAAAAGGCATTACTTGTATTATCTGCTGCGAAAACACGGAATGACATTCACTAAAATAGGCGTATTATTTGGAAAGAATCACGCTACAGTTATTCACGGAAGAAAGACTTATATTAATTTAACAAAGACCAGAGATAAGTTCTTGATCAATTGCTTACAGGAATACTTAATACATTTCGAAAATTATGATATTGAAGAACTTGAATTCAGTATACTATACGATATTGAAAACGCAACCAGTTGGAGAGATATTGCACAGATAAGAAAAAGAATTAAAAATAAATCCTATAAAGAATTAAAATGATAGACTATCAAGAAAGAATGACAAAAAAATATGGAAGTGCTAAAAAACGTTTTGAAAAAATAAATCCAAGATATTTACGAAAAGAACATTTACATATAGATTATAATAATGTTATAACAATAAAAGAAAATACACCAATTAGTTATTGGGATATGACAAAAGCAATAATAAAAGAAATAGAAATAAATGGAGAAATTTATAGCAAAGTTATAAAAGAAAGTAAGGCAGAGCAGTTTTATGGGTTTATTGAACAAGACAAAAAAGATTGTTATGAATATGAATTTGGATTACTTGATTTAAAGTATAAATTTATTAAATATTATTTGCCTGGACATAGTAGTCAATCTTTATATCTACATCCTACAAGTGAAAATAATTACGTTAATTATATATATCATTTATTCAAATGGGGGTTTTTAGATAATAAAATATTGAATGTTGAGTTCGGAAAATTTAGCGATCACGGATATATTTACAAAGATTCCTTAAAAGAAGATATTGAAAACAAGACAACAAAAGACATAAAAATTAGAATACTTTTGGAAAGTTATGGTTGGAGAAATGCTATTAAATATGAAATAAGTTTAGATACATTTTTTCAAATAGACTACAAAAAAATCAAAAAATATGCTTATGACTATGTAGAGTTTTTTAAAAAAATGCATTTGGATTTAAAAAATACAAATTATGCAGAAAGAATTTGGTGGCACGAAAGAAAATTACAAGATGTAAAAGAAGCAAAAAGAGCAGTAGAATTAATGAAAGCAAATGAACATTTATTTGTTGAACGAATGGAGCAAACAGAATATGTAAGACCAAAATCAAAGTGCTATATACTTAAAGACCATAATACTGGCTTATACAAAATAGGTAAATCTGTTAATCCTGTTTTTAGAGAAAAAACGTTGCAATCAGAAAAACCAACAATAGAAGCCGTAAAAATATTTAAGCAAAATCACGAAGATGAATTGCATAAAAAATATAATAAACACAGAGTAAGGGGGGAATGGTTTAAATTAAATAAAATACAGTTGAAATATATTTGTAGAACTTACGCATAATTTATTATATTTGTATGTCGGTGGGACAATCAAGATTTTTAAGTGTTACGTTAGTAAGAGTCCCACCCTCTGAAAGCGTAGCACTTTTTTTTTAACTAAAATTTATGGCGGAAAACAAGAAAAGCTTTTTACTCTATTGTGATTTAATCCACACAGTACAGAAGCTGAATGATGAACAGGCAGGTAAACTGTTTAAACACGTTTTAGAGTACGTTAATGACTTTAATCCAGTAACTGAAGACATTATAACAGATTTATGTTTTGAGCCAATTAAACAAAACTTAAAAAGAGACCTGCGTAAATACGAAAGTACTTGTGAAAAAAGAAGTGAGGCAGGTAAAAAAGGAATGCAAAAGAGATGGGGAAAAGATAACAAGGATAACAAAAATAACAAGTGTTATAAACCTATAACAAACATAACTGATAAAGATATAGATATAGATAAAGAGAAAGATATATACAGAAGCTTCGCTCATTTGTCTATTTCAGAAAAGGAGTTTAAGAAATTAGAAGTAGATTATACTAAACAACAAATAGATAGTGTTCTGGATGCAATAGAAAACTTTAAGAAAAACACGAATTATAAAAGTTTATATTTGACTGCAAAGAATTGGCTAAAGAAATTACCGAAAGACGAACACGAAGATAAATTAACTAAACAAGCTAAAAGACTGGGATATGTTAAGTAAAGGAATACACACTAAATATTTATTAGATTATAAACACGGAAGAATAAAGCAGGGATTAGAGATAGGATGTGCTTTAGATGATCACATAGTTTTTAAGCCTAAACAACTAAATATTATTTTAGGACACGACAATGTAGGGAAAAGCTATTTCGTGTTTTGGTACTTTCTTACTCTTGCACTTAAACACGATTTAAAGTTTTGTTTATGGGCAGGAGAAAACCAGTACGGACAAATTATGAGGGACTTGATACAGATGTATACAGGGATTCCTTTTAAAGAATTAGACGATAAACACATAACAAGCTATTCAACTTTTTTAGAGCAGTACTTTGATTTCATAGACAACAGTAAACTATATACACCAAAAGAGTTATTAGAGGAGTTTAGAAAAACGGATGCTGATTGTTGTTTAATAGATCCGTTTACTGGATTAAGCAGAGAGTATGGGTACGAAGGAAATTATGAGTTTCTAAATATGGCGAGGCAGTTTGTAAACGAAACAGGAAAAACTATTTACATAAACACACATCCTACAAGTGAAAGCGGAAGAGCAGGAAATTTATTTGCTAAAGGTCATATGTGGGAGGGACACTTAAAGCCTCCAATGGCTGCTTATGTTGAGGGCGGAAAATCTTTTTTGAATCGCTGCGACGATTTTATAACTATTCACAGACTCGTAAAACACGAAACTATGAAATATGTAACTTTGATAAGTGTAGATAAAATCAAAGACACGGATACAGGGGGAAAGCATACTTTATTAGATGAGTATATTTTTTGTGATTTTAACAGGGGTTTAGGATTTGAAATAGAGAGTGTAAACCCATTAAGTAAAGTAAGATGAATAGCGTAGAAATACTAAAAGCCAAAATAAATTTAAAGACAACTTTGTTAAAGCTTAAAATAAGCATAGAAGAAATACAAAGTAAACATCCAGAGCGCAAAGATTTATTAATAAGTATGTTAGATTCGCTTGACGATGTAGCACATTTTCAATCCGTTTTTATGGAGTTGGAAGACGAATATTTATTAGAGTGTAAAGCTACTTTTAGGCTACAGTTAATTATCGCACAACAAAAACACGAAATAGAAAAGCTAAAAGAAATAATAAACGATTCAAAAATAGAACTATAAATGCCGAGATGTAAAAACTGCAAGGAGAAGTTTGAAGCCGTACATTTCAATCAAAAGTATTGTTTTAAAAGTGAGTGCAGTAAAGTCTGGATAGAAAAAGCCAAAGCACAAAACTGGAAGAAAGAAAAGAAACAACTAAAAGACGAATTAGAAACAGTCCAAAGCCTCACTAAAAAGGCACAGAGATACTTCAACACGTACATTCGTGAACGTGACAAGGGTAAACTATGTATTTCGTGCGAAAAGCCGTTAGAACGCAAATTTGATGCAGGGCATTATTTTTCAAGTACACACAAAAATATTACATTCAACGAACTGAACGTACACGGACAATGCGTTTTTTGCAATCAGCACCAGCACGGCAACTTATTAAACTATCAAATAGGAATAGAAAGACGAATAGGAGCAGATGAATTAATAAAACTGCACGAAGAAGCACACAAGATAAGAAAGTACACAAGAGAAGAACTAAAAGATATAATAGAATTGTATAAACAAAAAAAGAAAGATGCAAGTAAGTGACGATATGATGGAATTAGCAAAAGTATGGAGTGATTTTAAAGGTAACAAGCACACGATTAGGAATGATCACACAAAATGGTTAGCTTCTAATTTAGCAGAAATTGCCTTTGCTAAAAAATATCCAGATGCGATAAGAATTAGCGACACGGATTATAACGCAGACTTTATTTTAAAAAACAAAAGAATTGACGTAAAAACTAAAGAAACAATATATAAAATAAAGCCAGATTTTCAAGTAGCTATTGAGGCAAGACAAATTGATTATAGAGTTGACTGGTATGCGTTTTATTCTTACAATCCAAAATTAGAACAGATATTTTTTTTAGGATGGAAAAGCAAACAAGACTATATAGAAGAAAGCTATTTAGTAAAAAAAGGGGAACTGGACAAGTTAAATAATTGGATAGCATTAAAAGATTGTTATAATTTAAAAGTAAGTAAGTTATTAAAATAATATTATTTGTATATACCTATATTATTGTTATATTTGTGTACACAATTAAAATTTATGATATGAAGAAAACAATAATCGAAAGACTGGCGATAATCCAGCAAGAGTTAAAAGCTCCAAAGAATCAGTTTAATAAATTCGGCAACTACAAGTATCGTTCGTGCGAGGATATTATGGAAGCAGTTAAGCCATTACTTAACGGATTGGTATTGAATCTTACTGACGAAGTAAAAGAGGCAGCAGGTTATATGTATGTTGAAGCGACTGCAATGATAACAGACGGTGACAAGATGCAGGCGGTTAAAGCACAGGCAGGAATTAATCCAGATAGAAAAGGAATGGACATAGCCCAGTCG